TGTTTACCCATCAGGAAACTTTGAAGGTGACTTGTAGGAAGAAAGATCCGTTGAAGTCGGGAGGGCGATTTGTTACTGTTTTAAGTCTCGCCCAGAGTGTACAATTGCCAGATTCAGATCTACGCCTTTGTTATTCTGCAACCGGTGGTTCATTCAAAGACCTCACCAAATATTTTCCCCAAGCCAAATTAAGCACAGTCGAATTTGACATGCTTTGGAGATCGAGGGATGGTGAAGTTACACATGCACAAGGTTTGGGTAAATTTGGACGGACCGGTCACCGACTCACAGAATTCGATGGCTTAGATTATCCAAAACTCACCATGCAATGTTTTGAAGGACTTTGCTGTGCCACGCTTGTGGCAAAGTGCAGACCCATGATTGCCGGTCTACATCTTGGTGGAAAATCAGGCACGACACATGGTGTTGCTGGTATTGCATACCAAAAAGATCTCCTTGAAGCGCGTGAGAAGTTGCGTGAAATCGAGGGGGTTATACTTTCTGGTAGTGCAGAACAATTTGAATCCCAGATTCTTGGGAAGAAGATTGTTACCGGCACAGAATTACACCCAAAGAGCCCACTGAATTATATGCCTCACAGTTCCCAGGTTCAATTCCATGGGACTTGTCCGGGAATGACAACTTTCAAATCGAATGTTAAAGTCACTCCCATAAGTGAGCATGTTACAGACGTCTTAGGCTCACCAAACATTTACAGGGGACCTGTTGAGAACCCCCAGTATTTTGGTTGGCAAAAATGTGTGTCCGAAATGTCTGAACCAGCAAAGCCATTCGATCCCAAAATAATGATGAAAGCTGTCGAGGATTTTAAAGAACCTCTTATAGAGATAATCAGAAAATCGGACGAGTGGCAAGCTTCCAGACCATTGAAACATCAAGAAAACATGTGTGGGATAGCAGGCAAAAGATTTATCGACGCCATTCCATTGAATACATCAATTGGCTTTCCTTTGTCGGGTGCTAAAAGAAAATTCGTGACTGAAACCACTTTGGATGACGGAACGATTGAACGTGAATTCGACAAACCCATTTTGGACGAAATCCAACGTTGCCTAGAATGCTACGAGCGCGGAGAACGCGCTTATACCGTGGCGAAGGCATGCAAGAAGGATGAAGTCCTATCAAAAGCCAAATGTAGGATTTTCTTTGGAAACCCCATTGCATTGACATACATGGTGCGAAAGTACTACCTACCCATTTTACGTTTTCTACAAATGAATCCCTTACTCGCTGAGTGTGCAGTTGGAATAAATTGCCACAGCCCAGAGTGGGACGAATTGTTTAAACACGTGACCAAACATGGTAAAGATCGCATCGTTGGTGGAGACTATGCCGGTTATGACATGAGCATTGGCGCACAGCAATTATTTGCAGCTTTGCGCATACTCATTGACCTGGCTAAAGAATGCAATTATACTGCAGAAGACATCAAAGTTA